AAGGATTGCCGTGTCTGCGTGGCCTGTGGGACTGGTATGTTACCGATGTAACCACTCATATTACATTGCTCCTATGATGAACGCCAACAGTTCAGGGTAACGCACACCCATGCGGTCACGCTGCACTGCACCCTCTGGGGCTTCTTCCTGCGTTTCGTGTGTGTGGGTCACTGTGCGCTCTGGCTGGGCTTCTGTGATTACGTTGCCTTCATCGTCTAGTTCTTCAGCAACCGCAGGGATAATCTCTGTGCTTTCCCACCATGTGGTGTGGATAAACATAGCATAGTCACCAGCGTCTAAACCTTCTGCCGCAAATGCAGCTTGTAGGTCTTGTGCAATGATACCAAAGTGGATACGAGCATCGTCACCCTTTTCAGCGACAGCATCTTTCCAGCGGTATGCCTTCAGTAAACCTTTGCAAGCCTGTGCTACACGGGCCTCTGCTTCCGCAATGTCACGGATGTCTTGCTTTTCACGTTCATCAGATGTTTGGATGCTGCCGTTGGTGGCGTAGATGTCATCCCAGCGGACACTGCCAGAACCCAAATCCCTTGAGTTATCAACATAAGCACCAGTACCACTACAAGGAGCAACACCTACGTTGTAAAATCTAATCCCTGTGTTCTGAACACTGTTGCCTGAAATATGAAGTGTACCACTGGTAGTCCCAATACTCCCCACAGTGGTGCCTTGTTTCCTGAAGGTCTGAATAGTCCCATCGCTTGTTGCTGTTCTGTTTAATATTAAACACGTTGCAGATGTCGCAGTGTTTGAACGACTGATCGCCACATAATTGTCGCCAGCGTTATTCATAAGGGCGATTTGACTGCCAGATGTGTCCGTTGCTGCTGTCGTTGATGTGCCAGATACCAGCAAGTTTCCTGACGAGTCGATGCGTATCTTTTCGCTGTTATTATAACGAAACTGAAAGCTATCAGCTTGACTTGCATCTTGCTGCAAAGACCAGTAGTTGCCACTGTCACCTAAAAACTTAAAGGTAGGATCAGCCGTTGCACCTGTGCATTCGAGAGTAAAACCACCAAATGAAGGCGTTACAACGTGAAGAATATCATTAGGACTTGTCGTCCCGATACCTACATTGCCATTATACGAAACACGAATTGCTTCCGTCATTGTGCCAGCGTTTAATGTCTGCAATGACAAATCACCAGTGTTGTTGCCAACACTCAATCCGCTGATCTGTGCAAAGTCTTTGTTTACTGAACTTGCATCTAAACCATTTAATGTAATTGACCCACCATTCACGCCAGAGCTATAGGCAGACCCATCGTTCACAGTAAGATCGCCATTGATCGCAACGTCATCGTTAAATGTACCGCCCTGTGATGCACTCACAGTATCACTCACCTGATACCCAGCATAGGAGATAACGACAACTTCATCACCAGCTTGTGCTGCATTGGTTAGTGTAATGCTACTGCCATTCGTTGCAGTAAAATCCGTGCCATCCACTAGGCGTACACCGTTGTGGAACACATGCACTTGGTTCACTGTGTAACTCAAGCCAGTCAAGCTAGTGGTTGTGCCTGTGATGCTAAAGGTCTTTTTGCGTTCAGCACCGTTAGAGGCAACTACAGCTTTGCTACCAATATATCCCGCCATACTCTATACCCCTTGTGCTGGTAGCTCTTGTGCAGCTTCTTCATTGCGCTGGGCGGCAGTCTTAACCAAGCCGTTGTCGAATGCGTATGCTACGACAGCCTCACGGGTGGTTGGGACTTGGATGCCATTGTCCAAGCAATACTGCACTGTAAGCTGAATGATCTCGTCATTAGCAATTCGGCAACGCTCTGTCACTGCATTCTCAGCCCATTCCTCTGGGGATGCTGCTGCATAAGCTAATCCAGCGTATTGTGTGTCAGTTAGTTCGATAGTGATGGTAGGCATGGAATTTATCCTGTGTTGAGGGGTTAGCCGATTAGGTAGCCATAAAAGACATGTTCAGTTCTAGAAGAAGTAGAGCAGGAGCTAAAGCTTGCCTCAAACTTAACATCCACATAGTCACCTGCCGACATATCTATGATTTGATCGCTAGCTGCATGTGTGTAGTAGCCTGTAACCGTTCTAGGGTTTAGCCTAGATTTAGACCAATATATATCAGACCCATTATATCGAAAGCTTACACGATGGTAAGTGGCAGTCCCTACACTGTTTTCTATACGAACACTTGCAAAGAACTGATACAGACCAGCTACTGGTGCAGTAAATCTGCCATTGGATGTGTTGTATACAGACCCCCTATTAAGTGCGGTACTATCCCACACAATTACTGCGTTGTTAGTGAGAGTAGCAGGTGCGTTATACGCCACAAACGCTGGTTGATACGGCATAGTCACACGCCCAGCACTGTCGATGCGCATACGTTCTGTGGAACTGTTTGTTCCAAATATCATGCTGCCTGAAGCGGTATCATTTTCAATTAGCAAATCATCGCCAGCTTGGAACAGATAACTTTTTGCGCCAGTATCTTCCATTGCAAGCAAAGCACCAGAAGAACCTTCAATGTGAACAACTGTTCGATTGGCTGCGGTGTAGTCAATAGAAGACGTCCCAATACCGACAGCATTATTCGTCGTATCTACATAAAGCGGATCACCGTCAGCACCTTGTGATACATTTACCAGATCACTTTGCTTACTCATTATGTTTGCTCCAGCACTGATGCGATAACGTCACAGCTAGTTGCCGTATCACTGGTTACGACAATGGTATCTGTTGTCTCTAGGATGATCTTACCATCTAGGACAGACAAAGCAGCCCCAGCGGGGACAGGGACGCCTTTAACAAGGTAAACCCCAGCAGCTTGTACATCTACTGTGATCTGTGAGCCTGTGGTGTTCGCAATGTTGCAACCAATCATAACTGAGGTTGTGCTTGCGGGAACCGTGTATGTCGTGACAGGTGATGTGCCTACGCTTGCGGATGTATAGTTCTTAAATGTGTTTGCCATTGTCTTATCCTAGTGCGATTGCCAAGGCTAACGCCTCGTCTGTGTAGCCCGCCGCAGCATGATCGCCCCAAGCATATGCAGCATCCCAGTTGGCAGAGTTATTGGTTGTGGTGTACCAAGTTGACGCCGTGTAAATCGGGTCTGTTTCCGTGTAGCCTGTCAGGTAGCCCGCCGCAGCGTGATCGCCCCAGCCAAATGCTGTGTCGGCGTTAGTGCCTTGCGCCGCTGTGGCGTAGTCTGTCGCAGCCGTAAATGCCGCAGTACCCAAAGCGGATGTTTCCGCCTTGTCTGCATTTAGATTGTTAAAGTTGGCATCGACCTCCGCGTGGGTTAGCGGTGAGCCTTTGCCAGCGCGTGTGACGATAGTTGCCATTCATTAATCCAATCTGATTTTCAGGTTGCCTGCGGAAATTCGGAATACGTCGCCAACGCTGATCGTCTTGGGTAGTGGTGTTGTAAAGTCGGATGGGTCTGTCAATTCAGCGTATGCCAGCAGATTGCCGCCAGTTGCCGAATCGTAAACGCCAGCATATGTCACCGTACCCCAGCTTGCAGTTGCCACTGGAAACTCAATCGCGGCTGTTGTCGCCGCCTCAGTTGGGCTTGTGCCTGTCACGGTAAATGCTGCAACCTCACGCGCATAACCACCGCCCGACACCTCAGTGCCTGCCGCAGCATCGCTAGATGCAGATGTGTGCAAGCCAACGTACAATGTCGTTGGCGCTGTGTATGGTGTGCCACCAAAGATATGGTTTAGCACCTCATTCTCAAGGTAATCCGTGAACGACATTAGAAACTCCGTATTTTCATGCGGCGACCTGAGCCACCAAATTTAGCTTTTTCGCCTTCTAAGTTTATAGCATCAATCGCGGCGGACGCCAAAGACGCCCAAACTGTTAGACGCTGATCTTCCCCCAAGTATACAGCAGAATGCTGTAATGAGGTGTATAAATATGCGTCAGGGAAATATGTCAGCATCCAATTTTCTGGCACACTTGCGCTCAACGATGGGATACGCGCGTAGTAATACATCCCAACGTCATACGTTCCGTCTGGCGTGGGGTATAACTCTAACTCGCCTTGCGTGATTGCGTAAAACGCAGGCTTACCTGCCGTGTCATAGTTTTGCTGGCGGCGATCCAATATCTGACTTTGGCTGATCAACTCAAGCTCGCGCAAGTCACCACTCTCAACATGCAGGCGGATTGGCTCAAGAAAATCACTTGGCAACGCGCTGTACTGCGCATCAACCCCTGCTGTACTGCGATTTTCCATGCGCCAGTGACGCACGCGGCGGTTCATGTCAGCTTCCGCAAGCGAGATGAATGTCGGGATGACCGCAGTCAAATCATCGCGGTTCAGAAAGTCCGCGATTGCCGACTGCAAGTCTGTGTAGTTTGCTATTGCCATTACATGCCTCGCATCATGTCAACGCGCTGCTGGATGCGGATCATTCTTTCCTGCATTGGCATCATTACAAACGCATTACCCAGCTCCTGAACGAGCTGATCGGATGCTGCCTTATATACATCCGTGGATGGAACTTCCTGTATGGCTGTGCTGCCTTGCGGAACCATGCTTGCATAATCATACGCAGGTGGAACGTTCAGCATAGCGCCCATCTTATTTGTTTCTGCGCTTGGCGTTACCGGCATGCTCATCAGTAAATCTTCGCCACCCATAGCTGGAATACTGGTTGGCTGATTGTAAGGCATATCCATTGCGCGCTCAGTCGCGGCGATGCCCGCATCCGCGCCGTATGTCGGAACGATCTGACGATTAATCACCTGCGGAGGTGTTGGCGCAGACCCGCCCATGTCCATCCCGGTGTCCAGCAGGCCACGCATTTGCTGTAATTTCTGCATGCGCTCAGGATCTTGCGAGCCATATGGATCAGCAACAAGATTTGCCAGCGCGGAAAGCAATCCGCCGCCTTCAAACTTATCACCGGTCTGACCAGCTCCGCCGCCGTCAATCATGTCGTAAAAGTCAATATAACGCTTCTGATCCATCACTTGTACTTCCCGGCTTGGCACTTACCAGCGCGCTTGCATGCCGCAGGGGTGGGGCATTTCGCAGGTGGCTTAAAATTAGGCGTCTTCATGGTGATCTCCTTTTGCTGAACCATACCACACTATGCGATACCTTTCAAACCTCTACGCAACGCGCCCCGCCAAGATGACATTGGCCCCGACAATGCCATCGCGGCGTCGGACGCCATCGTCAGGCACAGGGCATCTGCAAGGTCAGGCGACCGCAGCCCGCGCTTGCGCATCTGATCCTTACCCTCTGCCGCCATCTTACCCGACGATGTGAAGCTATATTTAATCCCGGTCAGATCCGACAGCAGCTCATCATTGTCGGGCAGCTTGCACGACCGATCCTCCAGCCAAGCCTTTGTTTTGAACCACAATTCTGTTCTAAGATTATTATACGTTTCACCCATTGATGGGCTTTCCGACACATTCACGCCGCGCACAGGCGCACCAAGCTCACGCATCCGATCAACCACGCCAGCCCCAATGCCGATGCTATCCACCAAGATTTCGCTTGGCCTTTGGCTGGGGTTTAGCGCCTCATATTCCGCCATCACACGACCGACGGTCTGCATCAGATCCAAACCACGCCACGACTTGATCTCGGTCACGACATTGCCCTGCCTCTTGCAAAACGCCGTCCTGTCCGAGCCAAACCGCGCTGGATCTAGTGACCACACGGGCTGGCGATCAGGATCAACCTCGATGTGCCGGTGCATCGCGCTTTCAACCAAGTGAAACGGGATGATCGTGTCATCATCCGCCAATGGAAACTCACCAAGCACCCGGATGCGAAACGCGTTGCTCTGCTCGCCGTAACGCTCGCGCATCTCATCAACAAACTCATCCGACACCAGCGGGCTTTCAACGCACGACCAGCGACGCGTCCACCAAGTGTCGGCCATACGCGTCTGGGTCTCATAGAACGTCCCACTGGATCGGGTTGGGTTCGACAGCAGGATCGTCGTGGCATTGTGGCCAGACATTGACCCTGCGGCAGCTTCAAACACTTTCTCAGGCACACCCGACGCCTCGTCCACCACCAGCAAAACATTATCGCTGTGAACACCGGCGAGCGCCTCTGGCGTTTCCGCGCGTGACGTCCTAGCCGAGATAAACGCCTCAGCAGCCGCATCCGACAATTCAATCCTATCGGACTTGACCGTCAGCATCGTCTGCAAATCCTTGGGCAGCTCGTTGACCCAGCGCTTAAGCTCAGCAAACAGCGCGTCAAAAAGCTGACCGGATGTCGGTGCCGTGACCACCACCTTATTCGGAAAGCGCAGCATCAAGTACCACAGCATGGCCCAAGACGCGGATGTTGACTTACCTGTGCCGTGGCCAGACCTGATGCTGATCTTGCGCTCGCCATCTGCAATGGCCTGCAAAAACTCTGCCTGATACGGCAGTGGCGTTGCGCCCAGCACCTCCCTGACAAACAGCACAGGATCATCGATATAGCGCCGACCGAAATCCTCCAGCGGATTATGCGGCTCCTGATCACTCATCACGCACCTCGAAATCACCCTCAATGGCCTGCTCGCGTGCGCGATCTTCCTCATCAATCGCCTTGCGCTCGGCATTAATCTTGCGCAGCGCGTCTAGGTGCAGCTCGCCAATGGACAGCGTGACATTCGTCTGCGGACGTGACCCATACTTATTCTGGTTCAGACTGCCCGCCATGAATTTACGCCAATTGATTTTCTCGCGCGTGGCCGCAATCTCATTTGATGAACTATTACCATCGAGTTTGTCCACCATGGTCAAACCTTCCTCCACAAGCGCATCCGCAGCCTCAACACGGGCCTGCTCTAACGCGCGCTTGTATTCCGGATCGGCATTCAGTGTCCTGCTGATGTACGACCTAGTACACCCATACTGCTCCGCCAGCTTCGCAACTGTCATTCCGGAGGCTATCTGGTCAAACAACCAGTCAGCCCCTCCATTCGCCTCTACATCGCTTAGGATGCGTCTGCGTAACGCCTTGCCTGCCATTTATGTCACCTCCAACAAAATATAGGAAAATTTTATGCTGGACGGGGTGATAAATCAAGGGGGGCGGGGGAGGGGGGGTCATGCGTGTGATTTGCGGGGGTATCGCGTGTGTGCGTTTTTCTACACACACTCCCCCCGTGTCGCGCCCGGTGCGGGGGGGGGTCTAGCGCGATCACCTACCAGATCTGCGCATTGCGCGTATAATGTCAATTATGTTAAATTTATTATGCAATACTATCAATGACTTAGTATTTTACAGCGTATTATGTAACGCACTGGCACTACATCTTGTGTCACCCTGCAATGCAACTGGACTTATACTTGCCTTCAAACTGGACTTATGCTACGCGCACGCGCGCCTGAGCATCGGCGTGTCTGTCACAGCGCGCAATGATCCCTCACAGCCACACACAGCCTCGCTCAGTGCAGCGTTCCGCTTTCCTCGTCATCACCTATGCAAAGCACCGCTAACGCCTCTGACAAGCTCTGTACGATCCTGATTGGATCTGCACCCCAATCAAGCCGATCCTGAATGTAATCGTGCAGCGCCTCGATCTCCACGTCAGCCTCCTCGCCCTCCTCAAACGGCACCATAACGTTCAGCTTGATGTATTGCTTCTCAGACATCATCTTCCTCCGCCAGCTCGGCACCAAGCGCAGCATAGCCCGCCAAGTCGATCCAACTGTCATCCTTATGTTGATTGGCAAGCCTCGCAAGTTTCATCAGCGCCATCATTGCCGCGACATCTGCCTTGGTAAAGTTTACCCCAGCATATGCCGACCACATCTCGGCGATCCTGCCAAAGTTGTCGGTTGCCTTGCCGTACTGCAATTGCCGATCTTCGCTAATCAATCGCCCAGCCTCCTCTAACACTTCATGCTTTTTCATCTTGCCCTCTCAATCTCGGCAGCAGCGTCACGTCGAACACATAGCTTGCCTTTGCATTTCCCTGCGTATCGTCAATCCTCGCGCCATACTGATGCAGCGCCATGTCACCACCCTCGCGCATCATGCGCATCATGTCCAGCGTTGCCCAATGCGTTGCCTTGTATTCCGGGTAATCCACATCGAACAATATCACGATGTTTGGATACAGCCGCGCGTAACGCCGCAGATCCTTTTGATTGATGCTCACGGCATACCTCGGATTAATCCCAAACATCTCCTGCGATTTTCTCCAAGGCGTCTTTGCGCTTTTCAAATCGCACGGCATGTCAATCCGCATGTCGTATGTGAATGGATTGTCATCCTTGTCCGGGTTAATCCCAATCAGGACATCGTCGAACCGCTGGCGCAGCACAAACTCATCCTCCAGCATCCGGCCATGCTCGCACCAAGCCAGCTTATCATCTTTTCTTACGTCTTCCACTCGCAGCCTCCAATTCTGCCTTGCGATGCTTAATCGCATCAACCTCGTCCTGCGTCCACTTGGGCAGATCCACACCCAGCACACGCCGCCTATTCGCAAATCCCTCTAGCACCTCCAGATCAACAATCGACATCAGCTTTTCCTCAAACGTCCGGCACAGCCTCACCTCATGATGACCAGCAGGAAATATCCTCGCCCTACCTTCTGCCTCCAAAGCTAAACATCTTTCCCAAACTTTCTTATCCATATCTTTCCCTCTGCGTGACGGCGTATGACTGTATGAATATCTTAAGATATATTCATACATTCATACACCCGCAGGCACCCGTATGAATTTTAGTACATTTCACACCGCTGCCGTATAAATCTTCCGATTTTCCCAATAAAAACAATAACATAATTTTCATACATTTTTCATACACAAGCCCATTTTGACCCATCTCGGCACCCCAAAATCCTGCCAAAATATGAAAACCCCGATTAACCATTGCAAAACAATAACTTAACCCAAAATCATGTGTCATTTCGCACCTTACCAGCCCGGCTTGTGAACCACATAAATCCATCATTGACGCACACATGCCCATTGTCCTCCAGCTTTTCCAAAGCCTGTTTCCAAGCTGACCTTGGATTGGCCACGCCCGTCATCTTGCCCTCGAAATGCTCCCTGACTGTCTCAACGTCAATCACCCAGAACTGCCTTGGCTCCGGCCACCCCACACCAGCCGGATTAGGTGCGCCAACGCCCTCCCCACGCAACTGGTCAAATGCCTTCTGTATGACCCGCTGGTTCTTTCCGCTAATCTTAGGACGCTGAGCCTCCTCTAAGTCGCTGTCTGATGCCTTGCTGACAGTACATGTTGTCACGCTGTCGCCATCCTGATCAACACCCAGATCCTCCACAGTCAGCACAAAGGGAAACTGCGCGCCTGTCTCCATGTCACGCTGCTTTGTTGCTGTGGCGGTGCGGATACCGCTTTCCTCATCATGCTCAAGCTCAATCTCTGTGTCTGTCGCGGCACGCAATGAGCTGTGACCACGCGCACCCGCAGCCTTATCCTTGCCGGAGTGATGCACGATATTCACATGCGCACCCGTCATGCCACGCAGCGCGTCGCAATTCCCGATCAGCTTCGTCATGTCCTCTGGCGCATTTTCATTACCGCCGGCCATCGAGCGCGATAATGTATCAACGACGATCAGCTTGATCGGGCCATAGCGTTTCGTGATCGCATCGCACAGCTTGACGATCTTGCCTAGATCAGCCTCTGGGTCAAGCAAGTTGACCGGGCTTGGACGCACCGCCAGCGGGATGCTGTCGCCATGCTCAGGGTACTTATTGCGCAGCGCCACGACGCGGTTGTGGAATGCCATGCCGCCCTCTGTGGCAAGATATAAGACAGGCCCACCCTCAACCTTGTGGCCGTTCCATGGTTTATTTGCCGCGACATGATATGCCATGTCCAGCATGCAGAATGATTTGCCGCCGTTTGATCCGCCGTATAGGACAGACATCTGGCCCTGCCCTAGCCAGCCCTTAATCAGGTAATTGTTTTGCAGCTGCGCGATTGCGTCGCCCGGGAAAAACACTTCGTCCATCACATTGTATGGCGACAGTAGCTTGCGCGTTGCCTCCGGCCCTCTGGCGATCCAGACGTCGTTCCAGTCGTTGCCCTCATGCTCAGGCATGATGTGTTCGACGCCGTACAGCTCAAATGCTTTCTCGCATGCCTTCTTGCCGGCATCGTCATTGTCTGCGGCGATGATCAGCTCGGCGCTTGGCTTTGCCTTTTGCAATGCCTCGCAGACGGCTGGAATATTGCCGGCGTTTAGCGCGAACACCGCGGGCTTGCCCGTTGCCTCATATACGCTTGCCGCAGTTGCCCAGCCCTCGGCAATATATGCAAAATCTTTTATTGGCCCGCCGATAACCGAGAAATTACCCACGACCGGCATTTGGTATGTGAATTTCTTTCCGCCGTTTTCGTCAATGTATTGCATGCCAACGCGTCGGCCTGTCGGGTCAATGATCGGGACACTCAGGTCAGGCCCGTCAATCTTGGCGTTATGCAATTTAATCTTTTTGCGTTGCAAGTATGGGTGCGTCACATCGCTGGCCTCCGCTTCGCTCGGCCACTCGATGTCCCGCAGTGAGACATCCGGGCGTGATAGGTTATATTCGGTTTTCATTGCAGGCCACAATCCTTGGTCTTTGAGTTTATCCTTGATCGCGCCAAAGTCATTGCACTTGCGGCAGTTGACCACAACCTCACCGCTAAACTGCTTGATCCAGAAACGGTCAACGCCTGCGCAGTTTGGGCATGGCCCATGGTATTCGTCGTGCGCGGTTTTCTTCAGGTCTAGCGCGTTTATAATGCGATCCGCATATTCTGACCAGTGTGCTGTCGGGTACTTGTTATCTGACATGTTTTTGGCTATCATGTTCTTGCTCCTTTTTGGTTCATTTATGGAGTGTCCTCCTCAAACTGGGGACGCCGGTTTCTCCCGCCGGCGTCCCCTTTTTATTTAGAATGGGATTTCATCATCCAGTGTTGCCGCAGCGACTGGCGCTGGGCTTGGCGCTGCCTGAACCGGTGGCAGACCAAATGGATCACCCTGTGCTGGCGCAGATCCGGCAACGAACCCACCATCAACTGATGAGAATGGATCGTCAGCCCCTTCGTATTCCGCCAGCTCTAGCACCTGCACGGCGCGTAGGCGCAGCGAAATGCCATTGATTGAGCCTGAGTTATACGGCACGACAACCACTGCGACGTTCACCTTGCTGCCCGTGGTCAGCTCAAAGTCTGCCGGCAGCTTATTGCGCTGGGCGTCAACCTGCTTTGGTGGCTGTGTCTTGTCATCGCCATATGCGCCTTTCAGCTTTGCCTTGCCGACGATTGTGCCATCGTCATTGCGCTTGTATGGCAAGTTTGTTGGCTTCTCAGGCCACTTGCGCTTTTGATCCATCGCCGCAGCATTTGAATATGCCTGCATGCAGATCTGGTGCAATTCCTTTGCCTGCTCCTCAGTCAAAACGAACTGCATCTCATATGCCGCACCATCCGCGAATGGATCACATTTTACTGTGCGCATCTCGGTCTGGTCAAAGCGATATGTTGCATTAAGGCGTGGGTAACGTGCTGTGACGTTGGTTAACATGTGTTGCATTGTGCAACCTCCTTGGTTTGATGTGCAGCACCCCTGCACTGGGATCTCTTAAAACGCGTCTGAGCTTTCCATCCAGCTC